CCGGTTTGGCGTTTGTTTTGCCCAAAGGCTATCTAGTCCATTCTTATAGGCTGCCTCATATTCGCCAGACTTTATGAAATTAAGAGTGGTAACAAACTTTTTCACGCCTGGCACGCCCATTTGATAACACATCTCTATTACCACCTCTTGGACATTTTTTGGCTTATCTTCTAGCCAAGGAAAAGCTTCGCAAACGCTAGGTATGAGCTTAATAAGCTTCATCTCTAAAATCTGATCTGCTACCGCTTTACTCATAGGCTCAACCTTGCCGCCATTTAGAAAGAGTTCGTCTTTACTAAGAGACGAAACCTTAAAGCCATATCCGATAGTAGGATACCCACGAGTATCCTGATATATGTGGCTTTTAAAGCCTTCGTTCTCTTTTATGTTTTCTTTTAATGACATTTTGACCTCGATCACTCTTCTTTTGACCCCAAATTATCGTCTTGATCAGAGGATTTGTCCTGATCTTGCAACTGTGTATTTGAGTCATTTTCTTTAAAAACCTCTATCATTGAGGAGTCCAAATACTTTTTAGCTTCGTTTTGATTAAGGGTGATTGCCTCACCCTCTTTAACGAAATTTCCCTTTACGCATATATTGCCTTTAGCTATGTACATCATGCTCGCTCCTTTATGCCTTACTCATAAGGCTAGCCCATTTTTTAACGACTACTTCATAATCAGTAAATACATCAAATACGTATTTTAAGGCTCGCTCTTCAGCGTCATACCAGCGGTTACGACGGATGTCTAACACTACTCCTAAAACTAAGTTTTTAAGTGGAGTAGCTAGATAAGTGCCTTTTGGCATAAGAGGAGTTATTTCAAATGGAATGCCAAGTATTTGGTTGGCTCCGCCTTGAACGAGATGAAGCGGCGAATTTAGCGCACTTAGCTCTTTATTGTATTCCTGAACGTCGGAAGGGTTTATCAAAATCCTAGCTTCGCTTACGATGTCTGGGTCTATAGATCCAACTAATGCACTCAGCCTATTTGATACCTTTTCTGATGCTGCATAGGTTAATTTAACTGCGTCGCTAGAGTCCTTGACTACTTGTAGCCAGCCTTTATGTAGCGTCTTAAAAGTTCCGTCGTAAGTATCGCTCTCTCCGGTAAAGCCAAGAAGCGCCAAATCGTTACCGAAAGCCTTAGCAAACGCATCAAAAGTCTCTTTTTCAAAATTAGGGTTTGACTTATTGTCTTCTAATGCGTCTTGCAAGATGCGAGAGAATAGCTGAACGCTTTTGGCATCTAGCTTTGCACCTACTTTGCTTAAAGCCGATCTTTGTGAGTCGTTTGGTTTTTCGCCACTAGCTACGCGCACCAAAATTCCTTTTGCTACGTCCCATGCATCGAGCTCTTTAGTAAGTCGACCCATTTTTTCAGTATGGATTTTTTGCAAAAAGCCGTTATTTTGCTTAATAACGTCTATAAAATTATGCGATTGTTCAGGTGTAAGTGAACCCGAGAGAGTAACGTTGGTGGCATTCATAGAGCCTTTTAAAATATCGTTTAATCCGTCCATTATAGTATTCCTTTGCTTGCTGAAATTTGCGTTTTTTCGATCGTTACGTCTTGTTTTGATTTGCTTAACTCGCTTGTTATCGCGTCAAGTTTGGCGGTTAGCTCGCTTACCGATTTTTCAAGCGTTTCAAGCCTTGCGTCATTTGCACTAATGCCAGCTTTTACAAGCTCGGCAACTCTATTTTCATCCATTGTTTCTCCTTTGTTGTTTGAACTTTCTTTTTTAAAATTTTCGCTTGAGCCGAAAAACTCTTTTAGCGCCGCTATCACGCCGCCTTTTGTGACATCTTCTTTTTCACTCCCCTTTATCACTCCACTGCCATACATTGATAGTCCAGTTATCGTTCCGTTTTTTATCATCTCTCGCAGCTCCTCATCTTCTATTTTGATGCCTACCGCCCACGCTCCCTCTTCATTAAAGAATTCATCTTTGCTTTTTACTATCCAGCTTTCGCATATATAGGCGTCCGCGATATTAAAATTATGATTTACATCTATACAATAGCTAAGGTCCGATCTCTTCATAAAGTTATAAGCAGCCCTTTTGATTTCATCAGCATTTGCAAAATCTCCTTGCGTATCCACTTCGTCTGGGGCATAAACTATCCCATAAACAACTCCTTGTTCTGCATCGCTCTTTTTAAAATCGACTCTTAACAGCTCGTTAAAATTCTCATTTTTGTAGATGATTTTTTTATTGTTAGCACCTGCTGATACCAGCGAAATTAACTTGATTTGCATATCAGTTATCTCTCTAGCCATTATCTACTCCTTATTTTTTCCCGCCATTTTTGCCAAAAATGAGATTTTAAAAAACCTAAATAAGACATATATGTCTTATCTTGCTAGAAAGTGAAAAATCTTTATCGTAGAATTGGATTAAAAATTTTTAGGACAAATATGGATAGAATTTTTAAAGCGGCGCAAGGCAGCGTCCAGTTTACCGAAGAGAGTAAGGACTCGCAAGGCTTAATAGAGCCGTTTTTTAGTTTTGATAGATTGCTCAGTCTTTTTTACGCCAACACCTATCACAGGCGAGCCGTGCAATTAAAAGCGTCGTTATTATCCAACATAGAAGACGGCTCAAAGCTTGAGGGCGGCGCCATGACGCCCAAAGATTTTTTGTACGCATTTATACTAAATCTTGAAATTTTCGGAAACGCATTTGTGGAGATCGCGAGGAAAAACCTTTATATACTTCCTTCTATCGAAGCTAGGGTAAACGAAAATAAAGAAATATTTCAAGTAAAAAACAATAAATCTATAGCGCTTAACGCCAAACACCTATATTATTACTCTCCGAATTCTAGATTTTACGGGGAACCTGATTATTTGGCAGCCATGCTCTCAATTTTAACCAATCAAAAAGCTGATAGCTTCAATAACGCCTTTTTTGAAAACTCCGCCCGCGCCGATACGGCCATTATCTTTGAAAATTCAGAGCCTGATGAGATGCAGCTTAACGCCTTTAAAGAATTTTTCGGCTCAAATTTTAAAGGAACGGGTAATGCGCACAAAACCTTGGTTTTAACCGCAAACGGCGAGAATGCAAAAGTACGTATCGAAGATCTAAGCAAGGTAAGCGATATTAGTTTTGAAAAGCTTAAAAACCTAAATAGGGACGAGATCATAGCCGCGCATGGAGTACCGCCTAGAATGGTCGGAGTAATGACCGCCGGACAGCTTGGAAGTAGTGGAGAGGTAACCGGGCAGCTGCACAGCTTTAACGAGCTTACTATCATCCCTAAACAAGAGCAAATAGAGTGGTTTTTCGATAGTATCGGCTACCCTATCAAACTTAAACCTATCGACGTAAGCAATTTTAAAGACGACGGGGAGCTGGTAGCCGGACTGGTAAGCAGCGGCATAATTAGCCTAAACGAAGCGCGCGGAATTTTGGGTTATAACAAATAAAACGTTTTAAGCCGTTTTAATACTAAAACAATGCAAACGTATCTTTAAAATACGTTCGTTGAAATTGAAGCGGTTTTGAAGCGTTTTGAAGCAGGTTTTTAAAAAGGAATAAGATGCAAAATATCATAGATGAAATTAGACGTTATAACAAACTAAAAATGATAACCGACGATGAGATAATACCGTATATAGAAATGGCAGAGCCGCAGATAGCTAAGTACGCCGTAGAAGAGGCGAGTAAAACAAAGGCTACCGCTTTTTATACGTTAGCGCTTTTGGGTCAGAAGCTTTGGCTTAAAATCCAGCAACGCGCAAACGAATACGACGAGAGCTTAGATACCTTTAAAGACGTTAAGCAGTGGGAGGAGTATTGGATGGATAAATTTTATAAACTTACGACGAAGAAAAACACGAGCGGATATTTTTACGCCGCCGTCTAAGGAGAGAGCATGGAAGTAGAAAATATTGCAACCGAAAAAGAGTTAATTGCGTTTTGCGAAAAATTAATTTTAAAGCACGAAGACGATTTTAAAATTTTCGTTTCCGAAAGAAGCGCGCTTAATCATGCGCAGTACCGAGCCGTTTTAACCGTCATAGTGCCTATTAACTCGGGCGAGGCCGTCTTAAAAGAGCTTATGGGCCTAACATCTCTTTTAAGTTTTAAAACTTCAAGCGTAGATGCTACCGATGAGCGGGGCGTTGATATACTAAATTTCGATTTCACGCTTGATTTTATGCGCTCTTGTTTGGAAGACGAATAAAAATGGCGTATTCAAAGCAGACTAAGGATTTGATTTTAAATTTAATTTCAAGCGGTTATTCTGCGGTAGAAATCGCAAAAGAATACGGCGTAAATCAAACCACTCTAACCAGATGGAAAAAAGATGCAAACAAAGACGATACGCAAACGACCGCAAATTTAAAAGCTCAAATCGCAGAGCTTAGCAAAGGTAAAAGTAGCGACAGCAAAGCAAAACAAATAGCGATGCTCTCCGCGTCTTTATCTCGCCTAGAAGGGCAAAAGGCAAAAGAGGCTAAGGTAAAAAGCCTACTGCCATAATGAACGCAGACTATGAAAGCTTAAAGGCTAAAGCCATGGACGAGGGCGGGCTTTACGGCTATCAAAAAGATTTTATAAACGATGCGTCCCAGTTTCGTATCGTGCTAAAATCCCGCCAAATAGGTTTTTCATACGCTTCAAGCCTTGATGCGCTGCTTGGAGCCGTCGCGGGGCGTAATCAGCTGTTTTTAAGCGCGAGCGAAGAGCAGGCTAGGATTTTAATGAACTACCTAGACGGATGGGCCGAGAAATTCGGCATACTTTTTGCTAAAAATAGCGAATACGAAAAGAGTCTAGATAACGGCGCTACGATCAGGGTTATGGCGCATAACTTCCGCACGGTGCAAGGTTTTACGGGGGACATCTGGATGGACGAGTTTGCCTGGTATCCAAACCAAAAGCGTATATGGCACGCTTTCGTGCCCTCTATCGGCGCGGTAGCGGGTCGCCTCACTATCTTATCTACACCGTTTGAAGAAAAATCGCTATTTCACGAGCTATTTGATAACGAAATAAAATACTATATGTTTTCAAGGCATAGAGTAGATATCTATAGAGCCATAGAAGACGGGCTAAATTTCGATCTTGAAACCATGCGCGATCTTTTTGACGCCGATACGTGGGCGAGCGCGTATGAGTGCCAATTCATAGACGACGAAAACGCGCTTTTAAGCGTGGAACTTATAAAAAGCTGCATAAAAGACTACGCGCCCGCACTTCCGGCTAAAAGCGTCCCGCAATACGCGGGATTTGACGTAGGCCGCACGAAAGATAGATCCGCTCATATAGCCGTATACGACGAAGGCGGCGTTAAAAAGCTGAGCGTGCTCGACGTCGTAGCAAAAGCTAGTTTTGAAGCGCAAGAAAATCTACTCATAGACTTTTTGCGCCTAAACCCTTTGGCTATGCAAAAGATAGATAAAACGGGTATCGGCATGAGCGTAGCCGAAAAGGTAAAAAGGCGCTTTCCTTCAAGGGTGCAAGGGGTTTATTTTACGCAAAGCAGCAAAGAGGCTATGGCGCTAAATTTAAAAAAGCACTTTGAGGATAAAAGTATAATCATCCCAAACGATCCGGCATTAATCGCAGATCTTCACGCAATAAAACGAAAAGCCGGCGCAAAAAGCTTTACATACGACAGCGACCGCAACGAACACGGCCACGCCGACCGCTTTTGGGCGCTAGCTCTCGCGCTTAGCTACTTTGAAAAGGTAAGGGATAAGAGGGGAAGGGCGTATATAATACCCGGCAGATAAGGGGCTTTACGCCCCTATTTGATTAAGTTTTTCTATCTTGTCGTATAGCTGAAAATGAAGCTCGCCGAAAGCTTCTTTTAACTGCTCTAAATCAAGCTCGTCTGCACCTAAATACCAACCTTGCAAGATAGAGGCTAAAAACATCATATAGTTTCTTACGTCGTTTATATTATCTCGCTCTCTTACGGTTATAGTTTTCATAATGCACCTCCAAAAAGTCCGTTAACGTAGTTTTTGCGCAAATTTCTAGATACGGCGCTTACGCTTCGATGAAGATGCTTTGCGATACGAGAGCGAGTCCACCCCGAATCTAAAAGCCTAATCGCTTCTTCAAGCTCGGCGCGACTAAATTTAACGCCCGTGCCTATATTGCAAGATAACGCGCTTGCTTCTTGGAGATTAGAGTTTAAACGATGTTTGCTAAAATCATACGCTTTAACATCTAGCTTTTCTCTTAGTAGCAAATTTTCACGCTCGATAGCATCGAAATATTTATTTTTATATTCGTCGGCTTCGCTTGATTTTTCGCTTAGGGCAGTTAGGATTTCGGTAAATTTCTGATTAGTTATTGTCAATTTTTCTCTCATTTGATAGAATTCCTTTACCAGTGCCTTTTTAAACTCTCGCACGATAGGGGTATTTTGCAAGTAGGTTAAAAGTAGCGTTGCTTGCGGTTCGTTTAGGTAATAAATTTTACTTGGGCGACCGCCCAAATCCGTATTTAAGGGTTTCGTCATTTCAAATGACAAAACTCCAAACTCCTCAAAATCGTTCAAATGATTTTCGATTAAAAGCCTTACGCTTCGTGCTTCGTTGTCTGTATTTTGTGCGATTATAGTATGCGACACGCTTGGCGTGCCGTCATACTCTACTACAAATTTACTCATTTTCTCTCCTTTAAATTTTTAACTTCTTTTTCAAGACGGCTTAACCGCCATTCATTAATCCCCACCCAGGCACCCAAAACCAAAATCAAGATAAAATCAAGGCTCACTTTTTCTCCTTTATGATATAATCGCAACACGGAAAAGATGAAACCCCCTTGCGGGGGATTTGTCTAGCTCGTAAAGAGTTTGACTATCGCCATTGCGTAAAAGGCGATTTGTAAGACTATCGCGATTAATCTTAACTTTTTCATCTTTTCCTCCTTCCTTCCAGATTTAAAAGATACATTATTTTATATCTTTTATGCTGTAATTATACATTATTTTTTAACTAATGTCAAGTCCTTTATACATTTTTATTGTATTTTTTATAAAAATAAGTATATTTTTATGAACTTTTATATATAATAATGAAAAATAAAGGATAAAGATGGATATACAAACATTTGAAACAAAATTAAACGAGTTAAATTTAACAAAAAAAGAATTTGCGAGTATGGTCGGTGCCGTTTATAACGGCGTCGTAAATTGGAATTCAAAGGGCGAAACGCCAAAATGGGTAGATAGTTGGCTAGAAAATTACGAAAAAGGCAAAACCCTCGACGAGCTTTTAGCCATAATCGAAAAGTATAAAAAATAGAGCTATGCTAGCCACGCAGACCGCTTTTGGGCGTTAGCTTTGGCGCTTAGCTACTTTGAAAAGGTGAGGGATAAGAGGGGGAAAGGCGTATATAATTAGGTAAAATCAGAAGTTGCCCATAAGCTTGTGTTCTTCCGATAAAAACACGACTGTTTTTTCGTCGACCTTTTTCATGTCTAGCACGGAAGATATGACATCGTCTATTGAAGTTATAATAACCTGTATTCCCTGACTTGCTAGTCTTAAAATAGCTTCAAAAGTACCTTTTTGCCACTCGTTTTTATCGCCGTCAAAAGGACTATCAAAAGCCAAAAAATGAAAAAAATTATTTCTTTTATTTGTCTTCTTTTAAATGTAAAAATAGGTTAATTATTTTTATTTGTTCTTTTAACGTATTTACAAGCTTTATCAAATGTTCTACAATTTAATTTTGAAAGTAAGCGTGTGCTTGCTTGTTGTTAAATAGGACTAATTTTTATAAAGGTATAATATATGGCAGTTACATTAAAACTTGAAAAAGGTCAAAAAATTGAATTAGAAAAAGTTGCACCTGGTCTTGAGAATATTCACATTGGTTTGTCGTGGGACCCGCGAAAAACTGATGGACAAGCATTTGACTTAGATGCAAGTGTTCTATGTTTAGATGCTTCTGGTAAGATTAAATCAAATGATGATATTGTATATTACAATAATCGTTCTGCTTATGACAATGCCATTGTTCATCATGGTGATAACTTAACTGGTGAAGGAGACGGTGATGATGAAGTTATTAATATTAAACTATCTAAGATTCCATCAAAAGTTGAACGTCTGTTGTTTGTTGTAACAATTTATCAAGCAGATCAACGTAAACAAAATTTTGGACAAGTTCCAAGTGCAGCAATTCGTTTGGTAAACAAAGACACAAATCAAGAGATTGCTCGTTTTGATTTAAATGAAAATTATTCATTAGAAACTGCAATGGAGATGGGTGAAATTTATCGTTATAACGGTGAATGGAAATTTAATGCGATTGGACAAGGATATAGCACTGGGCTTGATGGACTTGTCTCTCAACACAGTTAAAAATTAACACGATAGATAACGAATGTTTCAAACAGTGATAAGTGATGACTTGTAACTTATCACTTTTATGTTAAAACTAATTGTTCAATATAAAGATAGTCAATCAGTTATTTATTAATTGATTAATTATTAAATAACTTAATCAAACAAGGAAAACAAATGTCATACATTATTCTAGAAAAAGAAGGTTCTATTAACTTGTCTAAAGAACAAGGACTAAACAATGTTCTTGTTGGTCTTTATTGGGATGAAAATTATAGTGGCGGGGGGGGGTTTTTTTTTTTTTGTTTTTGTTTTTT